CAGAAGAAGATTATCAAACTAACTTTGAAGTGCTTGAATACTGGGGTATTATGGATGCTGAGTATGCAAGAGAAGTTGGCATAGACCTTGATGATTCTATAGATGATTTAGATGAAGTACAAATTAATGCATGGATATGTGGAGATAAATTACTAAGAGCTGTAATAAATCCTTTTACTCCATACAGAATACCTTATCATTCTTTTCCATATGAAAGAAATCCATATAACTTTTTTGGTATTGGTGTAGCAGAAAATATGGATGATTCACAGCAAATTATGAATGGTCATGCAAGAATGGCTATTGATAATTTAGCTATGTCTGGTTCATTAGTATTTGATGTTGATGAGTCTGCTTTAGTTGGTGGACAATCAATGGAAATATATCCGGGTAAAATATTTAGAAGACAAGCAGGAATGCCCGGACAAGCAATACACGGATTAAAGTTTCCTAATACATCACAAGAAAACTTAATGATGTTTGATAAGTTTAGACAACTTGCAGATGAACAAACAGGAATACCTAGTTACTCTCATGGGCAAACAGGAGTACAAAGTATGACAAGAACTGCATCTGGAATGTCTATGTTACTTGGAGCATCTAGTTTAAATATAAAAACAGTTATTAAAAATTTAGATGACTTTTTATTAAAACCACTTGGAGAATCTTACTTTCAATGGAACATGCAATTTCATGAAGGTAATTTAGATATTGAAGGAGATTTAGAAGTTAAAGCTACTGGTACAAATAGCTTGATGCAAAAAGAAGTTAGAAGTCAAAGACTTACTATGTTCTTACAAACTGCACAAAGTCCAGCTATTGCACCATTTGTTAAGATTTCTAAACTTGTAAGTGAACTTGCTTATAGCTTAGATTTAGACCCTGATGAAATACTCAATGACCCTGAAGAAGCAGCTATAATGGCACAGATAATAGGAATGCAAAATGCTGGACAAGAAAATGGCAATGAAACTCAATCCCTTGGTGAACCATCCACAATGGGTGGACTTCAAGGAACACCTCAACAACCTCAAGAACTTGGCGTTACAGGAACTGGTGGTGGCAACATCGGAACAGGAAATGTACCGGTTGCAGGGGAAAGTGAGTTTTCTGGTACGCTTAGAGCAACTACCGGACCAAATTAAAGAAGCAATAAATAGACAAAAGGAGATATAATGTTAGATTTATTAGATACAATTTTAAAAATAGTAGGAGTAGTACCATGGATAGTTTCTATATGTTCTATGATTGCTGCTATGACACCTACTCCACATGATGATAATTTAGTAAGTAAAGCTTATAAAATTATTGATTGGTTTGCACTTAATATAGGAAGAGCCAAGGAGAAATAATGACAAAGAAATTTCCAGATTTAACAGGTGATGGTAAAGTAACTCAAGCTGATATATTAAAAGGCAGAGGAGTATTTCAAGTAGGAGGTTCTATAGATGACCAGATGAAAATGGCTATGAATCAACCTATGATGCCTGATGAAGAAATGGAAGATAACTATTTAAATTTTATAATTGATGAAGCATTAGATGAACAAGAAGAAGAAATGCTTATGTCAAAACTAGAACAAGATGAGCAACTATCAATGCTATTTGATAAAGTATTAGAAGTTGCTTCAGAATTTGCTGGGGCTCAAGCAGATGAAAGACAAGGTATGCAGGTAGGTGGCATGATGGAAATAGAAGAAGAAAAGGTTGACCAATTTGGAAGACCTATTGATTCTGATATAGCTCGTGATGAGTTAAAAAAAAACATGATGTCAGTTAATCCTAGATACCAATAAGCGATAAAGCCACCCTATTAGCGTAGGCACTTTATCATATTTAAACCAGAAAGGCTACCTTTACAACAAGCCCTCTTGTCGACAAAGAGCTACCTTGTGAACGAAGCCCTGAGTAAGGAGTAAAGAAAATGACTAATGAAGTCCAAACAGAGGAAACGCCAAATCCTTATAATCAAAATAAATCTTGGCACAATGAAGATAAAGTAGATTTTGTATCTGCAAATGAAGGTTTATATTTTGAAGAACCTACTGAAAGAAATAAACTTTTTAACAGTAGTGATATTACAAATATTGAACCTGAAGGAAGCGTTAATACTGAAGAGTTAGATGCTAATAAGGATAAACCTTATAAAAGACCTAACTATAAAAAAAGGTATGACGATTTAAAAAAACATTATGATAGTAAACTTAATGAGTTTAAAATCAGAGAACAAGAGTTGATAGATGAAGCTACTAAAAATAGAACTGAATATCAAGCTCCAAAATCTGAAGAAGAATTAGAAGAGTTTAAAAAAAATTATCCTGATGTTTATGAAGTAGTAGAGACTGTTGCTCATATGCAAAGTGAAACTAAAGCAAAAGTTCTAGAAGAACGCCTTAGTAAACTTCAACAAAGAGAACAAGATTTAGTGCGAAAAGATGCAGAAAAAAGATTATATGATAGACACCCTGATTTTGAAGATATTAGAAACAGCGATGACTTTCATACATGGGCAAAAGAGCAACCAGAATCAATTCAAAAATGGATTTATTCAAATGCTGAAGATGCCGATTTAGCTTCAAGAGCTTTAGATTTATTTAAAAAAGATTTTGGTATAGAGACTGAAAAGACTAAGTCATCTTCTAAAAAGACTAAACAATCTGCTGCAGATATGGTATCTACTAAAACTACAAGTGTAGAACCAAAGCAACAGAAAGTATGGTCCGAAAGGGAGATTGCTGCCATGAGCATGAATGAGTTTGATAAGTACGAAGAGGAAATTTCAAACGCTATGCAAGAAGGCAGAATCGTAAAATAACTATTATAACTTATAAGGAGAAGTATCATGGCTCAATTTTTTGAACCTTCAACCGATACCGATGCTAACTTTGCTAACTCCGTAAGTGGACAAGCTAATAGTTTCTTCCTACCTTCGATATACTCTAAAAAGGTTCTAAACTTCTTTAGAAAATCTTCGGTTGTAGAAGCTATTACAAACACCGACTATGCTGGTGAAATATCTGCTTTTGGAGACTCAGTAAAGATTATCAAAGAACCAGTAATCTCTGTCTCTGATTATACAAGAGGTAGTGATACTACTGCAACTAAACTAACTGACCAAGAACTAACATTGGTTGTCGATAGTGCTAAAGCTTTCAAATTCATCGTAGATGATATTGAAACAAATATGTCACATGTAAACTTTAAAGAAGTAGCTTCAAGTTCTGCAGCTTACGCTTTAAGAGATTCATATGATGCTGCTGTTATCGCAACTATGTTCTCAGGAGTTTCTAGTTCATCACCAGACCATGTGTTAGGTGCTGACAATGCTACCGACTTAGCTGCCGGTACATTTGATGGAACTGGTAACCTTGACATAGGTTTTGGTTCTAGTGAGCATGACCCAATAGATGTTTTAGCTAGAATGGCAAGACTATTAGATGAACAAAATGTTCCTGAAGAAGGAAGATGGTTTGTCGCTGGTCCTGACTTCTACGAAGTATTAGGTCAAGCATCTTCTAAATTGTTATCTGTAGACTTCAACGCAGGTCAAGGTTCAATTAGAAATGGTTTAGTATCTAGTGGAAAACTAAGAGGATTTGATATGTACAAATCTAACAACATTGCTGCAACATCTAATGCTGCTGGTAAATGTATGGGTGGTCATATCAGTTCTACTGCAACTGCTAACACAATCCTTTCAACAGAAGTCCTAAGAGACCAAAGTTCTTTTGGCGACATCGTTAGAGGTCTTCATGTCTATGGAGCAAAAGTTCTTAGACCTGAAGCATTAGTAAGTGCTTTCTACGGTATTGATTAAGAATAATCATTTGGGGGAGTCTTCGGACTCCTCCTTTTTTAAAGGAAAGATATGGATAAATATGAACAACAAGAAACAGGTAATCCAAAACCTAGTGGAAACATTTCTTATTACAAATCTTTAAAAGAAAAAGAAGAAATGTGTAAAGACATGGCTGGTTATAACGAAAGTTTAAGACCGGGTTACTATAACGAAAAAAACAAAGTGGAGAAATAAATGTACGGAACAAAAAGAGAAAAGAAAATGCCCGGTGGTATGATGAAAAGAAAAAAAGCTAATATGGGTACAGAAATGATGATGAAAAGAAAAAAAGCTAATATGGGTAGAATGATGTATGCTGATGGTGGTATGCCTCAAGCTAAACCTAATTAATCATGGCTAAAGGTGTAAAACATTATTTTAGAGATGGTACTGAACATAAAGGCAGTATGCATAAAATGCCTAATGGTCAGTTACATTCTAATAAAACTCATACAAAAACAAGTAAAAGACTTTATCATTTTAAAGACTTAAGCAAAACAGCAAAGAAAAAAGCTAAAGGCAAAAAATAATGGCAACAACATATTTAGATTTAAGCAATGAAGTTCTTAGAGAACTTAATGAAGTAGTATTAACATCTGGCTCATTTGCTTCAGCTACAGGCATACAAGCTTTTGTAAAAGATGCAATAAATAAATCATTGTTTGATATAGCAAATGCTGAACCAGAGTTACCTTTTTTTAGTGCTGGAGTTAGTGGAAGTACAGACCCTTTTTATGGGAATGTAACAGTAGCTACAGTAGCAGGACAAAGATGGTACACTCTAAAGGCTAGTAGTTCTAGTATAACTTCAGATTACTCTGCAGTTGACTGGGATGATTTCTATATTACTACTATTAATGTTAGTGGTGAATCAGAACCTTATGTATCACAAGGATTAAAATTTTTAACTCTTGCTGATTGGAAACAGTATCATAGAGATGCGGAAAATGCAGATGATGCTAAAGGTTCAGATGCTGCTCATGGCGAACCTAGATATGTATTTAAAAGTCCAGACCATAGAAAGTTCGGATTAAGTCCAATACCAGATAAAGTTTACAATGTGCATTTTTATGCTTTTGAAAAACCAACAGCTTTATCAGCTTTTGATGACACTATACCAATGCCAGAACAATATAGTAATGTAATAACAGCTAGAACTAGGTATTATGTACATCAGTTTAAAGAAAATATTCAACAAGCTGCTATGGCACAAGATGATTATAGAAAATCATTAAGAGCTATGAAGAGTAATTTAATTAATCCTCAACCAAAATATATGACAGATGATAGGAGATATTTCTAATGGCAGCATCAATGCCATTTTCAGTACCCTTACAAGGTGGTCTTAATAAATCTACAAACTCGTTAGCATTATTAAGAACCCCCGGAGTTGCAACAAAGTTAAGAAACTTTGAAGTATCTATTGAAGGTGGTTACAGAAGAATAAATGGATTTACTGTATTTGGTGGTGGTAGTGCTGTTAGACCTAATACTTCACAAGACATAGAAGGTTTATCAGTTTATGCAGATGGTGTAGTAGCTGTAGCAGGTAATGAT